TTCATCACCCCAAGCATCACGAGCCAAAGCATCACCATGAGCACATGACTGCTCACGTACATCATCACAAACACGGTGGTCACGTAGAGAGCCATATGCCTCATCACGAGCATGTTCGTAAACACTATCACGGTAAATAAACCATGATGGCTTCGCGGGGAATGGGCGCTATTAATCCTAAGAAAGTAATTAGGAAAGATGCGCTCGTCCCCACGAAAGTGTTTTGCGAAGGTGGAATGGCTAAAGGTGGCGACGTCAAAAAGGCTTTCTGGGAGAAAGATGCTCCTAAAGGTCATAAGACTAAACACCTGAGTTCGGAGAAAAAGGCTGCTGCTAAAGCTCGCGCTAAAAAGGCGGGCAGACCTTATCCTAATCTTGTTGACAACGCTGCTGTGGCGAAGATGGCAAGTGGTGGTAAGACTGAAGCTTGGACTCGCAAGGAGGGCAAAAACCCTAATGGCGGGCTTAATGCTAAGGGTAGAGCAAGCTATAACCGTGCTCACGGTGCTCACTTAAAAGCCCCGCAACCAGAAGGCGGCAAGCGTAGGGATTCATTCTGTCGAAGAATGAAAGGGATGAGAAAGAAGCTTACGAGTGCCAAAACTGCACGTGATCCAAATAGTCGGATTAATAAATCGCTTAGAGCGTGGAACTGCTAATGACAACTTCGGCGTTAGGTCAGACAACCGGTACTACGTCGTTTCTTCCTGATGTCAATGAGATCATCGAAGAGGCGTTTGAACGGTGCGGAGCAGAGTTACGCTCCGGATACGACTTCCGTACGGCGGTTCGTAGTCTTAATCTTTTGCTTATGGAGTGGGCGAATCGGGGCATTAATCTCTGGACTTTAGACTCATCTGGACTGATTACGTTAACCCCGGGTACCGCCACTTATAACCTGCCTTTGGATACGGTGGATCTTTTAGATCACGTTATTCGCACAGGGTCGGGTACTACTCAGCAAGACATTAACATCACGCGCATTTCCAGTTCTACTTACTGGATGATTCCTAACAAAAACGCGACAGGCCGACCCATTCAGGTTTGGATTAATCGCCTGAGTGGGCAAACTAATTCACAGACAGGCAACGTAGCGTACCCAACCATCACAGTTTGGCCTACGCCGGATAGCTCAACCACGTATACTTTTGCGTATACACGCCTACGTCGTATGCAAGATGCAGGGACTGGTATCAATGCGGAAGATGTTCCGTTTCGCATGTGGCCCGCATTAATTTCTGGCTTGGCGTACTACTTGTCTATGAAAATTCCCAAAGCGGCTGAACGAACTGCGGTTCTTAAGTCGATGTATGAAGAAGATTGGATGCGAGCTTCGGAAGAAGACCGGGAGAAGGCGGCAGTTAGATTTGTGCCACGAGAGATGTTTATAGGATATAGGTGATACCGTGCCTAGTCGTTTTGCATCAGGCAAAAATGCGATTGCTGAGTGTGATCGGTGTGGGTTTCGGTACAAGCTGACTCAACTGAAAAACTTGGTTATCAAGACCAAGAACGTGACAATCAAGGTTTGCCCTGAGTGCTGGGAACCGGATCAACCGCAGTTATCGCTTGGCCTATATCCAGTTAACGACCCGCAAGCTGTACGAGAGCCGCGTCCTGACGTGAGTTACTATACTGCTACAGGTGTGATAGGCGGTGATGGCGGTAGTCGGGTTATACAATGGGGCTGGAACCCTGTAGGATATAACACGTCTTTGTTTACAAGTACGATGAATGGTTCAGGTGCCTCGAATGTTAACGATACCCCTCGCGGTGTATCTAATGATTTGGTAGGCTACGGTGTGGTTGGTAAAGTTACGGTAGTGATTTCGTAGGAGATTAAGATGGCTAAGAAAGGTATCGCGGAAGCGGTTCATGCTCACGAGAAGCACATGCACCCGGGTAAAAAGCTCACTAAGCTTGCCGGTGGCGGCGTTACTGGTGAAGCGATGAAGAAGTACGGACGTAATCTCGCCCGTGCGATGTATCAGCGTGGAAACGCAAGGGGAAAATAAATGTCTAACAAATGGCAAGATTTTGAGTACTTCGATGCTGACGAGCCGAATCCAATCGGTAAGTATAAGCAGCCGATGCAGAATCCTCGGTTTACCAAAGGTTCAGGCTATCCGGAAGACGATATTGGTTTGACCGGAACCAAGACCTATAACCGTTATGTTAAACCGTTTGGTAAGAAGAAAAACCAAATGGAAATCCGTGGTTGCAAAAATACGACTCGCGGCAAAAAGTTTTACTTGGACGACATGGATCGTGATCCAGTGCAAACTAACGGTCGTATCCCAGTGGATGATGGGCATAACTAATGGCGATTACTTACACAGCAGGGGTTAACTCACCGTCTAACCTTTGGCAGATGGTGCAGGACTATACGGAGAACGTGGAAACCACGTTTGTCACCTATATCCCCACGTTTGTCCAAATTGCGGAAGAGCGGATTAATAATACCGTTCAGATACCCTCGCTGCGTAAGAATGTCACCGGAACCTTATCGGCGGGGAACCCCTACCTCGCCATGCCCACTGACTGGACTGCATCCTTCTCCTTAGCCATCAATCAGACGGATACTAACGGGAATACCTACCAAACCTTCTTGCTGAACAAAGATGTGGAGTACATGCGGTCGGCATTCCCCTACCCAAGCCCAGTTCAGTATTACGGCCCCCCTACCCACTATGCCCAGTTTGATACGTCAAACTTCATTCTCGGGCCTACCCCTGACCAGAACTATGTAGCAGAACTACATTACTATGCCTACCCAACATCTATTGTTACGGCGGGTTCATCTTGGTTAGGGACTTATGCGTCTAACACCTTGTTATATGGGACTTTGCGTGAAGCCTACCTGTATATGAAAGGTGAGGCAGATATGGTTAAATACTACGAAGATAAATACCAAGAGGGTATTGCGATGCTCAAAGGTCTTGTGGAAGGCAAAGATCGTCGTGATGCTTACCGTAGCGGTCAAATTAGAGTGGATGTACCATGAGTTTACAAGCATCTGGCAGTTCGTTTGTTGGCAATGTCGCGGTCTACACGACGGATCATCGCGGCTTTAATGCAGAAGAAATGGCTAATATGACGGTCGATAAGATTATTTTTATCGGTCAGAACAGCCATCCTGCTATAATTGAACAGGCTAAGGCATTTAAAGAGCATATCCGGCAAGCGTTGGTCGCCGCATTTACAGAAGCCCAACAGGAAGAACGTAAAACAATTTGCGCCCAATTAGACCTACAAGGTCAATCGGGTCTTGCTGATATCATTAGGAGACTGTAATGGCTGGCATTACTCAAGCAATGTCGACTAGCTTTAAGGTGGAACTCCTTGAGGCTTATCATAACTTTTCAACTGTTAACCCATCACGTTCTGCATCAACTGCGGATACGTTCAAGATCGCGCTTTTCAAAGGCACGGTGACGGGTACATACGACGCGACGACTACTAACTATTCCAATATGACGGGTAACTCGGATGAAACTTCGGGTACTGGCTATACGGCTGGTGGTAACACGTTGACGATTAGTAACGCTCCTACTTCGGGTGCGTCACCGGCTACGACTGCATGGTTAAGCTTTAGCAACACCACTTGGTCTACGGCTACGATCTCTTCGTCGGGCGCGATGATCTACAATAGTTCTCAGGGTAACCGTAGCGTTTGCGTACTGAACTTCGGTTCGGTTATTTCGTCTACGGCTGGTAACTTTACGATCCAGTTCCCCACCGCCGCTGCGAGTACCGCGATTATCCAAATTCAATAAGGGTAGTTAAATGGCCCTTGTATTTGCGGATCGCGTACAAGAAACGTCTACCACCACAGGAACGGGGACGTTTTCCCTGCTGGGTGCTTCAGTAGGCTATCAATCGTTTGCCAGCGGTGTTGGCGACGGTAATACCTGCTATTACTGTATTGCTGGGCAGTCAACTAGCACTGACCCTAGTGAATGGGAAGTAGGTCTTGGAACATTTACGGCAAGTGGTGATCTACTTGCTCGTAACACCATATTAGCGTCTAGCAACTCCGGGTCTGCGGTTAACTTTAGTGCGGGTACTAAGAACGTCTTCGTGACGTTCCCCGCATTGTGGGCGCAAGATACTTATAACGGAACCTTTGGAAACCTTTCTTCTAGTGGAACGGTTAGCGGCACGGGCTTTACTAACTACTTTGCTTCTCCCCCAGCCATAGGTTCTTCGACTCCTAATACGGGTTCTTTTACCACTTTGTCGGCCTCTTCTACCGTTAGCGGTTCAGGATTTGCCACATACCTTGCTTCGCCTCCTACGATAGGTAACACAACCCCTAATACAATCAATGGCACGTATATCTCTGCTATTGGGCCGATTTCAGCCACACGCAACACGGGTGCGTTCTCGTTCGGAACTTTAGGCTATTCCGATACACAAGTATTCTCATCGTTTACATCATCGGTAAACAACTACAACCAGATGGTTTTGCAAAATACCAATTCTGGTAATAGCGCTTCGACTAACTTCAACGTCTCTAACGACCAAGCTACCGCAGGTACATACTTCGGCGAGTTTGGTATGAACTCCTCCACATACAGTGGAACGGGGGCTTTTAGCACCCCCGGAATGGTTTATTTGGCTTCAGCTTCAACCGATCTTGCTGTCGGTACATACGGTGCTGGTGCGATCCACTTTGTAGTTAACTCTGGCGCTACTGACGCTGCTACGATTAGTTCAGCGGGATTATTTACTATTCCGACCTTAGCTACTGGCCTGACTGGATATCTGTACGGCAACGGAGCGACTGCGGTCACAGCTTCAACTACTATTCCGGGTTCAGCTATCAGCGGAAACATTAGCGGATCGGCTGGCTCTGTAGCCAACTCACTTACTATAAACAGTAGCGGAACAGGCGCTACGTCCCCAGCTACATTCAACGGCGCATCTGCGGTAACCATTTCGTACAACACTGTTGGAGCGCCTTCGACTACCGGAACAAATGCTACTGGTACGTGGAACATATCCATTAGCGGAAACGCTGCTACGGCTACGACCGCCACATCTGCTACAAGCGCTACCACGGCGACTACGGCAACCAATGCTACTAACATAGCGGTTACAGGCGGCGTAGCTACTAACTCCTCTTTCTATCCTGTATTTGTTAACGGAAGTTCTACCGGTAACTTTGGTGCTAACTCTACGTCTGCGTTCACGTTCAACCCATCGACTGGAATTATAGGCGCTACTGCGGTTCACGTTACTAACGGTTTAGTATCAGACGGTTCTTATACTGGGTCATACACAGACGGTATTGTCGTTGACTACGCTACTGGTAATGGACGAATTTCTGCTGGTGCGGCTGACACTATCACGCTATATACAGGCGGCGTAGCTAACACCCAGATGGCGCAGTTCTCCACGACGGGTATGAATAGTACTGCTGTCGGAGCTACAACGGCATCAACAGGCGCATTTACTACTTTGTCTGCGTCCAGTACAGTTACATTCTCTGGCGGCACTGCGAACGGCGTAGCCTATCTTAACGGGTCTAAAGTTTTAACCACTGGGTCTAGCATGACCTTTGACGGGACTAACTTTAGCTCGCAGATAAAGGCATACAAGGAATACGTCACTGCCA